GATCCGCACGCCGATCATGCTCGATGCGGTGCTGCGCTTTCAGGCCAACGCGCGCGGCGAGCTTCTCCCTGCGGGCGGCCCGGTCAAGATGCGCAACGACACGACGATCCCGACGCCGCACCGTGCATTTCTCATGCAGCAGATGCAGGTGCCGCGCGAGGCGCGCGGTGACGATCGCGATATCCAGGCTGAAGCGTTGGAGATGCTCTTCAACAGGTACCTGACGATCGTCGACAAGGAGTACTACCCCGACACGACCCGGATGTTCTTCCTCCAGGGCTTCGGCGGTTCCGGTTTCAAGAAGGTCTATCGTTGCCCGATCAGGCGGCGGCCCGTATCGCGCTCCATCGATGCCAAGGACATTATCGTCTCCGACAACGAGGTTTCGCTGCATGAATGCGGCCGGGTCACGCATCGTATCGAAATGCGACAGAGCGTGATGCGGCGTATGCAGCTCGCTGGCACTTACCTGGACCTGGATTTGACCCCGCCGGTCGGGCCCGTGCCCGATGCAATGGAGGCAGCCGAGCACGACGTTGCCGGTCTGGCGGCGTGGTCGCAGCGACCGCAGGATTACAAGCACACGGTCTATGAGTGTTACTGCGAGCTGGACATCGCGGGCTTCGAGCACACCGATGGCGGCGAGATCACCGGACTTCCGCTTCCCTACAGGGTCACGATCGACAAAGATTCCCAGACCGTGCTGGAAGTGCGGCGCAACTGGGACGAGGACGACGATCGCTATCTCAAGCACATGCCGATCGTGAAATATGCCTTCGTCGACGGCATGGGCTTCTACGGGATCGGGCTTCTCCACATCATGGGCAATGCCACCGCGGCGATCACCACGGCGTGGCGGCTTGCGCTCGACAGCGCCGGTTTCGCGTCGTGGCCGGGGTTCCTCTACAGCGAAACGGTAGGCCGCCAGGACACGATGACGTTTCGCGTGGGACTGGGCGCTGGCGCGCGCGTGAACACGGGTGGGCAGCCGATCGGCCAGCACATCATGCAGCTGCCCTACAAGGACGTGACGCCCGGGCTCGTCCAGGTCACGACGCACATCGAAGAAGAGGCAAGGCGCGTCGGCGGCACGCCCGAGCTGATGGTCGGCGAGGGCCGACAGGACGTCCCCGTCGGCACCACGATAGCCATGCTAGATCAAGCCGTGAAGGTCTTGGATAGCGTGCACAAGGGCATGCATATCTCGCAGGGCGAAGAGTTCGCATTGTTGCGGGACCTGTTCATCGTTGACCCGGATGCGCTTCTATGCGCGGAGCCTGCCTCGCAGGCGCTGTGGCAGTGGAAGAAAGAGGACCTCATCCAGGCGCTGCGTGACTGTAATCTCTCGCCCCAGGCCGATCCTAACACGCCTTCTCACACCATCAGGGTCATGAAAGCCGTGGCGCTGGTGCAGCTGGTGCAGCTCAATCCGGCGATGTGGGATCTGCACGCCGTCGTGCGGCGCGTGGCGACGATGGTGGGCCTGGGTCAGGTCGACGAGCTGTTCGCGCCGCCGCAGTCGCAGCAAGACCCAGCGCAGGCGCAGCAGATGCAGCAGGCAATGCAGAAGATGCAGGAGCTGGCGCAGAAGGAGCAGGACTCTCAGCGCAAGGCGCAGCTCGAGGTCGTGCTTCAGCAGATGAAGAACTTGGTCGAGGGGCAGAGGCTCCAGAGCCAGAACCTGCAGACGGCCTCGCGCGAGCGTATCGAGAGTGCCAAGCTCGATCAGAAGCGACTCGAGTTAGCACAATCTACCTTAGTCCATCCGCTTGCCGCGCCGGTCGCGCAGACGTGGCCGGGAATGCCTGGGGGCATGCCTGGAGGCAATGGTGGGCGGGTGATATAGGAGATCAAGGGAGAATCATCATGGCACAGCTCGGGCATCCCTACGATGGACAGGTGAAGGCCTCGCAGAAGCGGAGATTGCGCGCGCTCGGCGCCAAGGCGGGCAAGGCCTGGGGCTCGTCTGCTTCGCAGCACACGAGGAAATACCCGAAGAAAAATGCTGGCCAGGAACGCGAGTTCACGATCCCTGGCGGCAAGGGCAGGCATCGTCCTGATCGGATGGCGCGAGGCGGCGGCGTCAAGCATCGCGGGCACACCACGAACATCATCATCTCGCACGCGGGTGGCCGCGGCGGTGCCGGTGGCGGCGGTGGTGCACCTGCGGTAGCTCCTCCGCGTCCGCCGATTGTTGCGCCGCCGGTTCGTCCGCCCATCGGTCCCCCGCCCATGGGCGCAGGCGTGCCGCCGCCTCCCATGGCTGGAGGGATGCCGCCTGCAGGCGCCATGCCGATGGCGCGCCCGCCGCTGCCGGTCGGGCCTGCCGGTCCCGTTCCCCTGCGCCCTCCCGGCATGAAAAAAGGTGGGCGTGTCGCGGGCATGATCGACGTCAAGGACACGTCGGGCAAGGGCTACAAGGGCTATCCGTTCTCGCCGACCAGCGACGTCGACAGCACGGTGTCCGCCCGTAAGCGGGGTGGAAAAGTCACGTTCAAGCGCGGTGGTCGCGTGCGCGGCCTTGCCGATGGCGGCGATAGCGGTGGTCCGCCGCCCGATACGGGAGGCAGCGAGGACGGTGCCGAGAAGATGCAGTTCGGCGGCACCTTCGGCGGCGCCGGTAACCCCCAGTCGATGGGTGGTGGCCCCGGGGCCGGTGGCGTCAGCGGCGTACTGGGCCAGATCCCCGGGCGCACGCCGACAGGCCCGATCCAGGGACCGCCCACCATCTCGGGCCGTCCGATGATCCCGCCACAGCCGGTGACGGTGCCGATGCCTGCCACGCTCAGCTCGTTCCGCGCATGGCCTGCGCCAGGGACGCGCGTGGGCTTCTCGAAGAAAGGCGGCAGCGTCAAGCACGACGACGAGGCCGAGGATCGCAAACTCTTCAGTAAGATGATGAAGGAGCGCAAACGCGCGCGCGGCGGTCACGTCGGCGAGATCGGCGGATCTTCGCGTGAGGGCCACACGGTTCTCGGTGCGGTGCACAGCGATCGGCGCACGCCTCGGCCGCCTGCGAAGTCCGTGGAAGACGCGGCTCCGACCGTTCTGACGGGGCCGAAATACCGGAATGTGGGCAAGGGCAAGCGCAAGCGCGGTGGCGGCGTGGGTGGCGATTCCATCCAGAAGGCTGCGCCGAGCGTTCTTCCCGGTGACAAGTACCGCCAGCAGGGTGTGGGCTATCGCGCGGCGGGCGGCACCGTGGTGCCCTCGGTCGGCAGGCTCGAAGGTGGTGCGGGTTCCGGCATGGGGCGCATCCGCAAGATGAAAGCCGCGGAGAAAATACCGGACAAGACGGAGCTGTGATGGAAGAGAGCTTCGAGGAGCTGGAAAGATATATCAAGCGCCAGCTGTATGGCGACGACACGCAACAGGGGCTCTTTCGTGGCTTCGTGAGTGCGGCGGACTGGGACACGGTTGTCCGCATCAAGGGCATCATCTTTGCTTACGAGCGGATACTCGAACAGATGCAGGAGATCACCCGCAGGATGAACGAGCCGTTGCGCAGGCACGATGAGCCACCTCCGATGCCGAGGATGAACTGATGGAATCAGGACCGCTGGATCTCGGCAGGGCGCGACAAGCGTTGTCTGGCGGTCTGCCCGCGCTGGGGACGCTGCATCAGGCGCCAATGCCGCCCTGGCGCACCGATGACGAGAAGGAAGACTACAAGCAGGACCCGAAGGGGTTTCTGCTCGATCGCTGCGCGCTGTGGCTGCCCAGGGTCAAGGTCTTCCACAACTGGGTAATCACGGCGACGTATTACCTGCCGGACTATCTCGAGACCGCTGGCGGAGGGAAGATCTTCCTGCCCGAGAAGAGCCACGACGAGGCGCTGTGGCAGGGCAAGGTCGGGCTGGTCATCGGCAAGGGGGACTTGGCATTCGTGGACGACGATCATATCAAGTTCCGTGGGCAGAACGTCGAGATCGGCGATTGGGTTATCTATGACATCATGGAGGGCCGACAGTTCACCATCGAGCGTGTGCACTGTCGCAGGCTCAAGGATACCCAGATCGTCATGCGTATCGATGATCCGAGGCTGATCTATTAGCGAGCACGACCATGGCAGACGAAGAGGACAAGGGAGAGAGCCTAGTTGTTAGCCTCGACGAGGAGGAAGAGAAGGCTGGCGAGAAGCCCGTTGCGGCAGCCGCGAAGCCGCCGCCCGTTCCTGGCCCCGGAGCCGCTCCTGCGCCGCCGCCTTCGGAGACCGGCCTAGCCGAGCTGCAACGCCAGATGCAGGCCGAGCGCGCCGAGCGCGCGCGCGTCACCCAGGTGGCGCAGCAGATCGCGGCCGAGCGTGATCAGGCGATTGCGTTTGCGCAGGAAGCCGAGCGGCGCGGCGTTTCCACCTACGAGCTATTCAACGAGAACCAGATCAAAGCGGTGTCGGACAAGATGGTGTCGCTCGCCCAGCAGTCCGAGACCGCATATGCCGACGGCGATTTCAAGCGCGTCGCGGCGTTGAACTTGGAGCAAAATCGCCTGGGCGGCCAGCTTGCCGTGCTCGAACGCGATCAGCAGATCCTGCTGCAGCAGCGTGAGCAGATGGCGCAGCCGCGCCAGCAGCCGCAGCAACGTCCCCAGCAGCCGCAGCAGCCGCAGCAGCCGCAATCCACAGATCCGCTTGAGCGCGCCATCCAGGGGCGCACCGAGCCCACGAAACAGTTCCTCCGCAAGCACCCGGATCTTGTGCGCGGCGACGGCACGCTCAAGAACACAGCGGTTCAGGCGCACGAAAACGCCAAGGACCAGGGCTACGAGCCCGATACCCCGGCATATTTCGATTACATCGAGAAAGCCCTCAACATGACGCAATCACCAGGACAACCGACATCCCCTGCTGCCCCGCGTGGGCAGGCGCCGAGTATCGCCGCGCCTGTTGCCCGCGGCGGGGCTCCCGGCGGTGCTGGCAGCGGCAATGGGACTTTCACGATGACGCCGAAGATGCGGCGCCTCGCGGAGGAGCAGGGCGTTACGCCACAGGAATGGGCCAGGAACTACGTGCGGCTTCTCAGCGAGGGGCGCATCACGCCGATTACGTGAGGAGGCTATGACCAGAATACCCTCTCCAATGAACGATCCGTTGCGTGCCGAGCCCGGTCTGGGCGGGGATACGCTGCGCTCGGAGATCCACGGCGAGCTGCGTGTCGACCCCGATCGCGTGCGGCGGCACCAGGGCGTCGCATCGATCGATCCTTTTGACATTACCGATATCATGGACAGGTACGCGCCGACCCGTGGCGACCCGAAGAAGGGCAACGTCGACAAGGAGATCGACTTCAACTGGAAACGCTACGAGACCTACGGCAAGCCGGACTACGCCGAGCAGCGCACCTATCAGGACCAGGGCTGGCGGGTGGTGCAGCACCATCATTTTCCAGGAAGATTTGCCCCGGAAGGGACGGAAGGCCCGGTCATCACCAAGGACATGGTGCTCATGGAGCGGCCGATGCGCTTGACAGTGCAGGCCAGAAATGAGGAAATAGTGGCGGCGACTCGCGCCATGCAGGTGCACCGCCAGAAAGTCAGGGAGACGCCCGACGGGTCAGCTCCCCGTGTCGTGTACACAGACCGCACGACACGCGAAGCGATAAATATCCCCGACGAATAGGGGAACGCATCCACTGCCTGGGTGCGAATCAGCTAACCACTCGGTCGGAGGCGACGCCCGCCAAAGCCGGTAACCCTTGAAGGGGGAGCCTGCTATGGCGAATACCCAAGCTCCGTTTGGTTTCCGCCCGATCAAGACCGGAGGCTCACCCTACTCCGGTTCGTTCAACACCAAGAAAGCGCAAAACAGTGTTGGCGCCCTCAATCGGGGCGACATGGTCACGCAGGTCAACGATGGCACGGTCAAGCCGTATACGGCGGCTGACGGGCACTTGGCTGCGGGCGTCTACATCGGCTGCCACTATCTGAGCGCCGCGCTCGGCTATCCGATCTGGTCGAACTACTGGCCAGGGTCTGGGGCGGGCACGCCGCAGATCGACGTGTTCATCATCGATGACCCGGAGGTCCAGTACGAGGTCGCGGCACTTCTCGGGCCGATCACCTTGGCAAGCGTGGGCATGCGCGCCGAGGCAAACGTGCTCGCGAGCACCACCGGCTTCTCGAAATGGTCGCTGACCGGCGTCGCGGTCACCGCGACGCTGCCGTGGATCATCACGGCGCTCGGCAACAACAACGTCCCCATCAGTGACGGTTACGACTCCACCACCGCCTACAACATCGTCGAGGTGGCGTGGAACGACATGATCCTGAAGACGGGCGTCGGGATCTAACGGGAAAGGCATGAGCCATGGCGATCGATCTTGCAGCAATCAAGAACGAGCTTTTCCCCGGCTTGGCCGCGGTCGAGGGTCGTTACAAGAAGATCGAGACCAAGTGGTCGAGACTCTTCGAAAAACGCTCATCCAAGATGGCGCTCGAACGTCGTACCCAGATGGCATACTTGCCCCTGGCGCGCGAAAAAGGTGAAGGAGCTTCCACGTACTTCGACGACAGGGCTGGCGAGCGCTGGCTCTACAGCGCAGAGATGAAGGAACTATCGCTCGGCTACATCATCACGCGCAAAGCCGTGGAGGACAATCAATACAAGGCGGAGTTCAATCCCTCCAACCTTGGTCTGCAAGACGTCTTTGCGGTCACGAAGGAGATCTACGCCGCGAACATCTTCAACGTCGGCAGCGTCTACGACGTGACGATCGGCGGCGATCAGCAGGCGCTCTTCTCCACCTCGCATCCCGTGGACATCGGTGTCGTCGGCAATCGACCGGCAGCGGACATCGATCTCAACGAGTCGAGCTTGCTCACGGCGATGACCGTGATCCGCAACAACTGGGTGGACGAGCGCAACATCAAGATCGCAGCTCGGGCGGAGCTGGTGCTCGTGCCTGCGGCGCTTGAGCAAGTGATCGTGCGGCTTCTCCGCACCGAGCTGCGCCCTGGAACGAACGACAACGACGTGAATGCGATTCAGCATGTTGGAGGCGGGCTACGCGACTACATCGTCAACGAGTTTCTCACGTCGCCGTTCGCGTGGTTCATCAAGACCGACAAAAGAGGTCTGATCTATTACGATCGCGTTCCGTTTGAGATGGATATGTACGTGGATTTTGACACAGACAATCTCAAGGTGAAGGGGAGAGAGCGCTACACGTTCTCCTACTTCGACTGGCGCGCAACATACGGGACGTTCCCAACCTCTTAAGGTGAACCGCGATGGGAGAGGTTGATGGCGCGCGACGAACGCAAAGGCCCGTCTGGTCCGATTGGCAACTCCCCGCGTGATTTGCGCGACGATTTCGTCGGCGAGCCTGCAGAGCCGTGCAAGGGCGGTGAGCCGCCGCGCTGGCCGCCCAATCCCAAGCGCGTAAAGAGCGACAACTTCCATGCCAAGGTTGGCGGCGGCACGTCGAGCAAGCGTGCCGATCGCGAGCCGCATTTCAGACGCGGAGGCTTTGTCCGCAGATGAGATACAGGAAAGACGACGACGAGATCGATAGCGAGAACGAGCAAGAACAGCTTCGCAAGAAAAAAAAGCGCTTCCCATTCCACGCCAAAGTCGGAGGCCGCCTCGCGCGACGTCGCCCCGATCGCAAGAACTACCAGGACGGCGGCGAGGTCGAGCGCGCCAAAGGCATGCAGCTGCTCAAGGACACGATGGGCAGCAAGACCGGCGATGCGATAGCTGCTTCGCAACGCTACCGAACCAAGCGAATGAGCGACCAGATGCGGTCGGCGGATGACGATGACGATACGACGGCGAGAGGACGCGCGCGTGGTGGTGGTGTGGGAGAAGAGAAACCGGACACCGGGATGCCGATGCAGGGGGGCGTTGATATCAGGAAAGAAGAGCCCTCGCGCCGCAAAAGCGGAGGTCGCATCACTATGGGCCAGCGCAAGGCGCTACCCAGCTCGGATTTTGCGCTACCCGGCAAGGGCACTGGCCCATCTGGCAAGGGACCGGGCTCTTATCCGATCGATACGGAGAACCGCGCGCGCAATGCACTGGCGCGTGGTGCGCAGCATGCCTCGTCGGGGAAGCTGGCAACCATCAAGCGCAAGGTGAAGGCGAAATACCCCGGCATAGATGTCGGCGGAGATTGATTACCCGGGTGGCCCGCCCACCTGGGAACCGGAGAGGCTGGACTATAACGAACCCCTCCCACTGGCGTTCGGCGAGGCCCAGCCTCTCCACGGATCACGGGTGGCCATGGCGAACGTACCGACCGCTCCGATTAACTCGCTGCCCATCGTCGAGGTGACGGGTCCCTTTGCGGCGCTTGAGGCGATCCCGATCGTCACCGGCAATACGCCGATGCCGCCAGCGCAGCCGGTTCTCGCGCAGAACGTCGTGGTTGTCGCCTCTGGCTCGATGCCGATGGCGCCCGTGCAGCCGATCCCGGCGATCGTGATGGCGCCCGGTACGCCCACCAATCCCTCGCAGGCGATCCCTGTGATAATCGTTGGATGAACATGGCTCCGAGTGGAACCTTCAACTTTTCCCCTCCGTTTGCCGACGTGATCATCGCGGCATACGGGCGCTGCCAGATTCGCCGCGGCGCGATTACCGTAGAGCATCTCTTCGATGCGGCAATGGCGGCGAACCTTCTCCAGGTCGAGTGGGCGAACGAGCAGGTCAATCTCTGGACGGTGGATCTGCAGACGATAATCCTTACTCCAAACGTCGCGACTTATGACGTTGACCCGACGACAGTCATGATCATGGCTGCGTACATCTCCACCGGAGATCCGGCGAAGGATCGTATCATCACCTCGATCGATCGCGACACCTACGCGGCTTATCCCGACAAGGTCACGCCTGCGCGGCCGACGGTCTATTGGTTCAACCTCACGCTGGCGCCAACGATTACGCTATGGCAGCCGCCGGATGACGCCACGCCCTACACGCTCAACTTCTTCCGCGCGCGGCAGCTGCAGGATGCGAGCGTGCCTGGGGGGATTACGCCCGAGGTGCCCTATCGGTTTCTCGAGGCTTACGTGGCAGGGCTCGCTTTCAAGCTTTCGGAGTTGTATGCCCCGGCGCGCATGAATGAGCTGGCGACGCGCGCGGGTGGAACTTTCGAGAAGGCCAAGCAGCGTGACGTGGAGAACGCGCAGCTGCGCATCGTCCCGGCGATGGG